CCCATCACATCAAGTCTTACGGGTTCGGATGGCGCTACAGCTTGTCCAGTTAATTGTCCAAACGCACCGCCAACCATGGGCCTGGAAGTTGCTCGAGATACTTCTGCGCGAGCCATGGCTTCTTGCTGAGTTGCAAGCCTACGCATCAAAGCATCAAGGCTTTGTGGCGTTAATGGCGTCAACATTTCTCTGCCGAGTATTTCCGCTACATCACCAACATTACCAGCGCCTCGTTGCATAGCCTGGCCTAGTAACTGCGAAGCAATGGGTTGTAAATTTCCTTGGATAATGGCTGACCCAACCGCTGCGCCTGTTGGACCTGCTTGCTCTGCCATTTCCGCGGCCAGCGGCGCTGTGCGCGATCCGGCCAGGATACGGTTGCGCACTTCAGTGAATCGCGCTTCTTCGCCAAGTTGATTGCGGAATGTGTCAAAGGATTGCGAATCAGGAAACGCTGCACGCAGCCTGCCAAGCGTTTGTGTGTTATCAAACAAACGCGTTACATCTCTGGCGGTTCCAAATTCTCTGGTAATCCGATCGGCTTGAATCTTAGCCGCGTCAACAACGCCAGCGCGGAACATGTTGCGTTCCATGTCAGTCAGTTTATTAAAGTCTGCCGCCACTTCGCGCCAATCGTTTTCTGGCATGCTGAATACTTTTCTGCCTTGATCAATAGCATCTTTAAGCGCCGCGTCACCAGCAAACGCAGCTCGAGCCTCTTTGTACTTTGGCACCAGCGTATCCAAACGTTCAAGAAAATCGTTTTTCGCGTTTCGGATAATCCTGGCCTCTGTTGAAGCAAACCCTTCTTTGGTTTGCTTGGCGTTAATCACATCATCAAGACCCCGTTTAACCCAATCAAGTATCTTGACATTAGGTAGATCTTCTAGATCGCCATAAACGGGTAATCCATCCTCGTCATAAATAGGTCTGCCATTGCCGTCAGTTTTGAAACGATAAATCTGCGGCAATGATTCGCCTTCATTGGCGGCCATACTAACTGCTCGAGCGTAGGCTTTTTTGAATGCTGGGCGGTCTAAATAAGCCAACAATTCTTTGTCATTCAATATACCAACAGGCGTGTCATACGCTGCCGCATAAAGTGGCGCTGCTTTGCTTTTTTGCTGCTCCGTTAAATCACGCAATAGCATGTTTGTGTTCTGCAAACGTTCTTGCGCGGCAGCCGCCAAATCAGCAATAACACGATCTGACTGAGTGCGGACACGCTCTTGGAGAAATTCTCCTCTCGGACCTTTGGCGGCACCAGGGGTATTGACAGCTCCAGCGGCACGCGATAGTAGTGATTCGCCGCCAATATCAGCAAGTGTTGTCTGCTTGCCTGGCGTGGCCTGCATCAGTCGGCGCTGTAACTCTGCTGGCGTTAACTGATCACGTTCCATGCCTTGAATAATTAGCTGCGCAGCTTTTTGTTGCGCTGCGGTACCGCTTCTTCCCAATACGTCACGCGCTTTACCTGCGCCGTAAGAAGCAAGCCCCATAGCCGGTGGTATGGCGGCACCAACACCAGCGCCAAGACCGGCACCAAGTGCTGCGCCCTGTAACGTACTAGTAGCGCCACCTTCGGCCTGCCCTGCGCCGCCCAGTGCGCCGCCTGCCGAACCAAGGACCGCGCCTCTGCCAACTTGCGCTCCAATGCTTGTTCCTTGCAACGCTGAAGGCAATGCGCTCGTCAAAGCCTGTGCGCCTCGAGTCACGGCACCTGCGACCTGGGGTGCGCGCGCGGCAACTGCTGGCACTGCTGCGCCCATCGTAACAGCTGCCGGTAATAAAGCGCCCGCAAGCTCGCTACTTGCTGCCGCCATAGGGTTTTGTTTTTGATACTGTTTAATACCTTCTCGTACCGCTTCAACGTTGTCTTGGTACGATCCTTTGGTAAACGCTGCTTTGACTGCCGCTTCAATTTCGTCAGAAAATCCAAACGTTAAACCTTGCATGAATGTGCGGAATGCTCCTGCTTCCACCTCACCAACGCCGCGACGTTGCCTCGCCATTGCGCCAAGATAGCGTGATGGCGTGTAACCCTCTAAGCGCAAGTAAGCCTCCATATCTGTCTGTGGAGCGCCTTGCTCAAACATCTTGCGCATGTTGGCGGAAACGCGTTCAAGGTTTGTCATGGCTTATTTCCTTGGCGTAAGACCGTATTGATTCATAATATTTGGTGCGCCTGGTATGGCTACTCGACCAGATAGTGACGGGTAATTCATACCTTGCGCTGTGTATTGCTTTCTGCGCTCTTCCTCAATATTTCTAATCTCTTTTTCCAACTCATTAAGTTTCACTTTGATTGCTTTTTCATCATCGGTTGGAAGCGGAATAAATGGCGCAAGACGCGGAACTTCAGCAACAGGAACGGTTGCGCCCGAAATATCTTTAATCAACATACTTCCAATACGCGCAACTGCGGCTCTTGTTTGAATGTTCTTTTCAGGCGCAAACGGATCTCTTATACCGGCTGGCGTTCTTCCGGTAAGCGGACCAACAGCATCAGGGTTTGCTTCAACAAGTTTATATGCGTCTTGAATAGAATTTAGATTGGCCTGATTCTTAACAAACTCTTCCGTTACCGCAGTAGGAATAGCCTGGCCTTTACCTTTCAGCGCCTCTCCAGAAGGTCCAGAGACAACCGTTGATGGCGCCCCTGTCTTAGAAACAAAGAACATATTTCCAGAAGCATCCGTAACAAGCTCGCGGTCACCTTGAGCCAATCGTTGCTGGCCTTGTTGAAGTTCTTGCTCACGAAGTCCAAGACCTTGCGCCTCCATAGCCAATCGTCTGTTAGTTGATTGTTGTAGATACGCAAATTGACGTTCGTTCAAATCTTGTGTACTTAATGCCCGCAAATTAGTTGCCGCCTCACCTGGCGTCATTTGTTTGCCATAAGTTCCAACGGTTTTTCCTGTGTACTTATCAACGATTAGTATCTGGTTTCCAGTATCAATCTTTTCTTCATTAGGCTGCGGTGAAACATCAAGCACTTTGATCCCGCCACGTTTGCCAACTACATAGCTAACAGGTCTACCGCCAATCATGCCCGTGTTAGTTCCTGTGCCGTACTCTTCTGGCTTGACGTTCTCACCAATGTATTTAACCGCTTCAGCGTACGGCATTTGTGAAGCAATTAATCGTTGTTCTGGCGAAAGACTTGCAAATGGCCTGGACGCTTCAGTTAGCTGTTTTTGTGCCTGCGCTGCGGCAACTGTTGGGCCCGCACCTTCAGCGGCCATGGCCGCCTGTCCCGCTTGAAATTGTTGCGCTGCACTAGGTTGCGCGGTTAATGCCTGGCGTAATGCTTGCTCGCGTTGCTGTTGCTGTTGCATTTGTTGAAGTTGCATATTCAACATCATCCGTTGCAAGCCTTGCTGCTGCGCGCCTTGATAGCCAGCTTGCCCCGCTTGCAAGGCTGCGCCTAGCGATTGCCCAAGGCTTGTTGGCGTTCTTGAAGGGCCGCCAGCTTGCAATAGGGCGGCGGCGGCTTGCAGCGCAGCATTTCTTCCGGCCTGCGCTTCAAGTCCTGGTGCTTGCGCTTTAAGTAGCTTTGATAAAGGATCCTCTTCGGTTCCTCCGCCAAACAGTAATCCGCCAAGGTTTGCTAGGTTAAAACTTGTTGCCATGATTTACCTCAACAATCCAAGCAAGCCACCGGCAATAGCGCCGTATGGCCCTGTAAACCCAAGTAATGGGCCAAGTTGCGAGCCAGCAAGCGCACCGCCAAGCACTGACGCGCCCGTGTTTTGAAAGTACGGCGACGTTTGTTGTGTACCAAGGTTGGTTTGACCAAGACCTTGTTGAAGGATCTGCAACTGCTGCAACGGGTAATTCTGTTGGCGTAAAAAGTCTTGATACGCCAAATCCAAATTGGCTTGGTTCATGGCCTGTTGCTGCGCACCAATACCTTGTAATCCTGCCGCGGCTTGTTGGCGTAAACCAATATCCTGCGCACCGAGCGCGGCGGCCTGCCCAAACCCTTGCTGCGCAAGTTGTGCCGCGGCCTGCGCGCCTGTTTGCAGTGCGGCTTGCTGTTGCAGTGCTTCCTGTACTGCTTGGCGAGTTCCGCCATACGCGCCAGCTTTTGCCGCGGCAGCGCGTGACTGTTGCTGTTGCATCAGTCGTTGCGTTTCAATGTTGCCAAGCGTGTTTTGGATAACCTGCTGGTTATAAGGATTGTAAAAATTAGCCATGGATTCGCCAAGGCTTAATGGCGATTCTCTGATGGCGGCCATTGCTTCTTGTTGCGGTTGCGTGAATCCCGCAATCCTTGGCCCGCCATAGGCTTGATAAGGTTGCTGCGCTACTTGTTGCGCAAACGCATAGTTTTGTAGTGCTGCTTGCTTGTACTCTGGATCTGGTTCGATCCTTGTGGTAGTAGTCCCGCTTGCACCGCCGCCTTTACTCATGGTGATAACTCCTTGGACATGACAGTCCACTTTTCTTGATAACCTTCGTCCGCCAGAAACGATTTGATCCATCCGCGCCGACCCGCTAGCGTGACGCGATTACATCCTATGGATAGCGCCCACTTCTCGATAACGGGACGCATTGCGGCGAGTTCTTCGATGTTTCCGCCAGCAAGGAAGTAGTGACATGCCTTGCTTTGCGGGTAGACTTGAACCTCAGTGATAACAGCGGATTGCGAACCGGGCCAAAATTGCATTTGCTTGTTTGTCACGGCCTTTGCAATATCTTCAATGGTATGCGTTTGTCCAGCGTGAAGCAATGCCGCCTCAAGGTAAGGCTTGCATCGCTCCCAGTGCTGAAGGTCAAACTTTGTCATTGAAGGGAAAGCAATCCATTGTTTGCGGCTTGTGGCGTGAAACTGGATAAAAGACCTTGCAGCGGCGTTCCACTACCAAGTTGCCCAAGATAGTAGTTATATGGCTGCAAAGTCATATTCTGCGCGGCCTGGTTGTAGCTTGAAAATAGCTGCGCTTCGGGTGATGCGCTAATTGACTGGCGAATATCTGACAGCGGTACGCCTTTGTTGTACTCGCCAAGCCAGTAACCATAATCGGCTTGCGTTGGCATCCTTCCAAGCGACATGCGGTAAGTGCGATTTAGCAACGCTTCTGGTGATGTGCCAATGGATTCCTGAATCGCGCCAGCATCAATACCTTTGGCGAGTTCACCGCCCCAGTAATTCAGATCGGCTTGCGTTGGTGCACGTCCAAGCAAACCTTGGTACCAGGCTGTCACTTGTTGATCGTAAGGATTGACAACGGGTTGCTGAATAACAGGTTGCTGAATAACGGGTTGCGTCGGAACATTCAAAAGGCTGTCCGTTACTGATCCACCAGGCAGTAAAGTGGAGCGATCATCAATGAAATTATCCTTGCCCATTTCGAGCAAACCCGTGTTGCCGCCAGCAGGTGTTGATGTGCTTGTTCCGCCAGTAGTTTGCAATTGTTGGTTTATTGCACCCTGATTAACTGACTGCTGAACGTTTTGCGCGGCTTGCGCTGCTGCTGCTGCATCTTTTGCGGCTTGCGCGGCGGCTTGATCACTTTGACCTGATGGTTGCTGCTCCGCCGCTGACGTTCTCCACTTCTCACCGGATGGCAATGTGTAGGGCGTTACTTTGCCCGTGTTGGTGAACAGTAAACCTTCAGGCCCGAAACCGTAACGCGTGTAATCACCAGCATATGGCGTATACGTCCTTTCCGCCAAACCTGTCTGGGTAATGCCTTGCGTTGTGCGTTTAGCGCCCGCTTGACGCGCTGCGTTAATGTCAATCTCTGATTGCGCTGAACGTAAAAACTCGGTGCGCAGTTTTTCTGGACTTGCTAACTCGTTTTGCGCCCAATCCCAGTATGCGGTTTCATTGGGTTGCGGTGCGCGTCCCAAGACTGACGTGTAAAGCTCAGGTATCGCGTCACGCAAAAACGCACTACGCAACTGTGCTGGCGTCCACTTTTCGTTGTTGGCGGACATAAGCCACCAATTAACCTCATCGTCACGCGGCGTTCTGTTGAGTGCTTGCTGGTACAAAGCCTGAATGTCTTGTTTCGTTGCCATGTCTGCCTCTAAATCGACGTTGCACTGATGACGCCAGAATTATCAACCGTGATGCTATACCGCGTTCCGTTTGGCGAGCGAAGGATCAACCGCATACCCTCCACAAACTCAACGTCCTGCAACTTCTTTAAGTTCAACGCATCAGCACTTTCCAAAGCACGGTTGCGTTCACGCTCAAGCGTTGACGAATATTGCGGAAGCGGTGCAGGTAACTTCATCGCCCGCTGCCTGGTACAGCGTCCAAACGGATCGTGCCAACACGCCAATCAGCATCAGCATTACCAACCACGCGCATTGCTACTTGGCGTCCCGTGAACCGTGCATTCGTGTACGGTTGCATGGTGTATGGGCCATAAGTTGTGCTTGATGATTCTGGCGTTGGTTTTGTGTAAAACGTCAACTTCACTTGACCTTGTGACTTTTCATCCGGCAATATTTGCCGCACTGCCATAAAGCGATCACCCGTTGACAGTTCAACCGGGCCTGATTCCGCGTAACGCGTGGACGTTAACGGTGATCCGTTATCTGTCCATCCTGATTCATGTTCGTAAAGATAGCCATCCGTGCCAACCGCCAATGGGTATTGGAAAACACCTGCGTCCGTCCAGCATGTGCGCGTTAATGCGCCAATTGACCAATGATTTTCGCGGTAATTCCAAATGACGTACCGATCAACCTCGTCTGATGACGCTGAAGGGTAAAACCACCACACTTCGCCGAAAGCCGAGTTTTGCCCCGCATACACTTTGGCGGTTTGATCAAGGTTAATGTCCGTAAACACATAATCGCCAACCGAGCATGGCAAAGGTTGAATCTGCCCGTTAAACAAGAAAAACGATTTGGCTGACATCCAAACCGCTCCACCTTCAATGACGGCACACGCTTGCGGGCCTACCATGCCGCAAAACGAACCTACTTTTTCCTGACCATAAACCAATGGCGGCCCAAGATAATTCATGACATGGGCATCGGTTTCGGTAAGGATCAAGATCTGTCCACGAACGCGCTTTGCCGCCAAGATGCGACCGTTAGTCTGTAACTCTAACGATCCCGCGGTATTCGTTCCTGATGGCGTCCATACCGTGTTGTCCTCTTGATCTGACCATTGCACTAAACGCGGGTTCCCGCCAGCGCCCAAAGCAAACAAATAACGCTCTGGTGTGACGATTAGTGCCGTGTTGTCGGTTGGCGCGTTTGTGATGGCGGCGGCATCTGACCCTGTGTTAAGCGCCCACTCGTAAAGTTTTCCATCTGAGTTGGCACACGCTACAAGGTTTTCGCCCCAGTTATCGAGCGACCAGGTTGTAGCATCAAGTTCAGCACCAACAGATCGTTTAGTTCCCCAAGTTGACGCGCCGTAACTACCTGCGCCATAACCGTAACCCGCAAATGATGAAGATCGCCCTACGGTATAACTGGATGGCGTTATATCGAAAAAGTTGCCGCCATTCCAAACATAAAGTTTGCTATGCGTGCCAATTGCAAGCCACTTATCGTAATCGTTGTCACGCCATGAAAACATGCCACGCGCTGAACCTGATAGCGTGTCAGTGGTAGCGCGTTGCCATCCACCAATCGGGCGCATGGTTCCCTCGTACCACCTAACCAGATTGGCGTCCCAATACCGACCAGCGGCCTGGTAATTGGTGCCGTTCCGGTATACGCCTGGTGGTATTTTTAGCGGTGCAAGCATGTTTATCTCATCATAAGTGCTTCAGCTTCACGCCTACGCGTTAAACCACGCATCACACGTCCGCGTGCCTTGTTCCACTTCACGCACTCCTCGCGCGCACCTGCCCAATCGCCTGCGTCGATGCGTCGCTTAAACGTTGAGATCCGATAGTTCCCTAACCCGCAATTGTATGCCCACGACAGGACAGCTGCGAATCGGCGTGGCGCGGCGGAAACAAGCCTCGGTGATAGTTTGATGAGTCCTGTGGCAAAGTGAATTAGGTGAGCCTCTAAGCGTTTCTCGCATTCCGCCATCGACCAAACGGTTGTTGGCGTTACGTCTGGGCCTGTTGTCCCGAACCCTATCGTGTAAGGATCGCCATTGGAACCTGGATCGGGATACGCGGCAACCATACCGTCTGGCAATACCTTAGCGCAGCCCTCAAACGGAACCACCAATAAGTCTTTGGCGATCTTGATGGCTTCTTTCATTGTTTCTGGTACTTCTCAATGGATCGGCCAACAAACCAGAATGACACGCACATGGTGAAAAGGCCAAAGTCATCCGAGTCCCATGATTGGTTTAACACGTCCTGCCAACTCGCTTGCGATTCAAACGCTAGGTATATGGCAGCAACCTTCACGGCTGCGTACATAAAGAAAAGCGACCAGGTGATACCGGGACGGACTAGCGCGGATATGGCCGCCACGAACCAACCAGCTGATTTGGCGGTTTCGGCTTGCTCTTCAAATGCGGCCTTGATCGTATCAAGTTGCGCAATGGAATGGTCAACGTATTTCTCTTCCATCTTGAACTGGCCGCGCATCTTCTCCAAATCGGTTTGGAGTTGAAACATATTCAGTTCGTGCTGTCGCTCGTTCTTCTTATCCATGAACTTTAAGATCTCTGGCGCAAGCCTGAATAGGCCGCCAAAGATCGAACCAAGAAGCCCACCGGATAACAGGTCAAACATATCAGTGCAACTTAAACGTTGTATTGATCAGCAACAGGATAATCGCTCCTGCGCTTGCGATAAGGATTTGCTCCAAACGCTTTAAGCGGGCGTTGATGCCCGCGTAACGTTCAGCACACACTGCTTCATGCGTTGACAATTTAGCCTCCACGTCCTTAGCGTTTGGTTCCACGGTTTACGCTCCAAGGTGATCGCCATTTATTGAATCAGCTACAACATATTCGTTTATTAAGATTTCATCCGCTAATGCTTTCACCCATCGACCTTTGTATCTTGTATAAGTCGAATCAGGTTGTTGGCAGTAAAAATACCCATCAACGTAGTCGCCGCCAATGCAAGCCGGGTTTGAGTCGGTGTATTCGACAAAACCAGGAACATCCCACGATTCGGCAACAATCGTGTTAAGCACAATGCCTTGCTCGTTAATTTGCGCAAAAGTTTTCATGCTAAGTACCTAATAATGACAACACCTGCGTAACCGTCAGCTCCGGCTACATTATTTGGGCTTCCGTTATCCCATCCACCACCACCGCCACCACAACCAAACGCAGTTGCGGCAGATGAAGTAAATACGTTTGTTGATGGTGATGGCCCAGTATTGACACCGCCCGATCCTGCGCCGGTTCCCCCAACACCTCTGGTATATGATCCGCCACTTGTTTTGTTTAATGCACCGCCGCCGCCACCAGAACAAATGACAGTCATGCCAGACAAAGAAGTGAAGTTGCCAGATGTAAGGTTGGAATCAATATTGGTTAGCGTGTAACCAGCCCCACCGCTACCCCCAATTGCAGAAGATGTCCCGCTATTACTTCCTGCTCCACCAGCGGCAGTAGCTCCACCACCGCCACCACCACCCATCTGATTACCGTTGCCTGTCCCAGTTCCGCCAATATTGGTGTTAGAACCAGACGCACCGCCAGCAGTTCCACCCCCCGTGTAATCAGCTCCGCCGCCTGAGCCTCCAGTGCCTCCACTGCTTCCAGAGGTTGTGCTTCCGCCCCCTCTTCCGCCTCCTAATGCAGACACATAAGTCGTTCCACCTAAGGCAAACGATGATGTGCCGCCTTGAGTTGAAGCCGTTGAGCTATTAGGCTGTCCATTTCCTTTCGCCCCAACCGTTACGGTATATGCTGAAGCCGAAGCAGTAACCGATGTGAATAAATCTAATTCACCGCCACCACCACCGCCACCCATATTACCGCCACCACCACCGCCACCACCTGCGGCCATAACTTCAATGATAGAACCTGCTGGAGCTGAAGAGACTGTAAAAGTTCCAGATGCTGTAAAGATGTGATATTTGTAATTGCCGACCTTTTTTATTTCATTCCCACCAGTCGCAATGATATTTCCTCCAAACATCCCAAACCCTCTTACGGATGCTGCTCCTCTTGTAGATAAACTTGGCATAACAAACCCCTTTTAAGCAAATTTGGTTTGCGATGCAAGAATCGTGTAGGTACTTGCAGCTGTTTTAATAATGCTAAAAGCATAAGTATCAATTGACGTTGTATTGCCTGACGATGGAGCTGCTCCGCCTTGCCACTTAACCGTAACGTTAGTCGTTGTGCTATCAACCTGAAATGTTGTCGGGTAGTATGCTGTTGCGCCATTCGTTACAAGAAACGCGCACGTCAACGCTTGACCGGTTGTCATAAACGAATTAAGCGTTGTTGAACCATCGCCACGGAAGTTGAACGTCCAATTGGCTGACGCATTTGTTGTGTAATAGTTAACGGCTTGTGTCGCAAGATCGACGTTAACCGTTCCGGTTGCCGCTGTTGCAGCAATGTTTGCTGATTCAAGAATCGGTTTTGTTTGGAGTTTTCCTGCAACGTTTAACACCTTACCCGCGCCAACGTTCAAGCCAACGCTTGTACCGCTGCCCGCTGCCGCGAACAACGCATCAAGCGTATCCATATTCGTGTTGAGTTTGTAACCCCATGTGTCAGTTGACGCGCCAACTTCAGGCTTGGTAAGTGAAAGGTTACTGGTTGTTGTATCGGCCATGATTTACCTCGTTAGGCGGCATCCCGCCATGGTGAATTGATTGGCGTCCATGTGTTGGACGGATCTGTGATGTTTGTCCAGGTGGTGGTTACAGGTGCAACAGGTTCCCATTTCAAACCGCCGTCGGCTGACATGCTTGTTGCGCTGATAACCGTCGCTTGTGCCCACCAAGTGGTTGTGGGATCAGCTGTAACGCTTGATTCGGCTTCGGCAAATGCTGAGTTACCAATGTCAACATCGGCTTGAGCCGTTGCAGAGGATTCCGCGGCGGCTGTTGCCTGGCCGCTTGAGAATGTTTCAGCGTTTGCTGTGACTTCGCTTTCTGATGCGGCAGTGGCAATCCCGCCCAGGAATCTGTCGCCATTTGCTGATACCGCGCTTGCGCTGGCAGCATTGGCGGTTCCATCCACCAATCCTTCGCCCGTTGCCGTAACCGTTGAAACACTTGCCGCGGTTGCTGCGCCATCCTGAACAATGGAACCCAATGCGCTTGCATTGCTTTCGCTTGCTGATGTGGCTTGCGCGTTTCGGTCAACTTGTGCATCGGCCGTTTGGCTTGAATCGCTTGCAGCGGTTGCGCCAACGCTAAAGAGAATGCTTGCAACTGCGCTAACAGCGGACTCGGACGCTGCGTTGGCTTGCCCGTCAACATAAATGACGGATGTTCCTGAGTAGCTTCCCGAACCGTAAGCACCGAACCCGTAATTGCTGCCGCTGCCTGGCGTCTTATCACCAGACGCTTCCATAGTTGACGTGGAAGCGGATACAAGTTCGCCATCAACGTAATTCTGATCAGGCGCGGAATACTTGCCGGCACCATAAGCTGCTGAACCATAGTTATCAACACTGGCATCGGTTCCCCATTTGCCACTGCCGTATAAACCAGAACCATAGTTCAGCGCCATTTACTTACGAAAGCGTAACGGCTAAGTTGCCTGTTGCGAAGCGGAATACGTCACCATTACCAACGGCTTTGGACGTTGTAAGGTCGGCCCATGACAACATATTGCCTGATGTGCTGGCGTCAAAAATGGCAGCCGCAACAACCGTACCCCACGAACCGGATGCCGTTGGAAATTCAACGTTACCCGAATTGGTTGCTGATGTGGGTGATGTACCGCTTACCGAAAACGTAACTGCGGTGCGTGCGTAGCTATTGCCTGACACTTCCGTGCCGCCACCGGCATCCGTTGGTGCAACGGTGAAAAGACCGACGTAAAGCGAAGATGGTGATGTGTAAGCCGTGTTAGTAAACACATGCTTCATCACTTTATCTTCCAG